GGTGGCAGCCGTGCCGGACGTATTGAACTTTTCCGACAACCGGACGAACTCGGCCTGTGTCGCGCCAGTCGCGCTGGTCAGCAGGACATATTGATCGATCAGTTCCTGGTGCCTGATGCTAGCCTGCTCGGCCGAGATGACGCCGAGCCGCTCGGCCTCGGCGAGACGGCGCAACGTCTCCTCCAGCTTCTGCACGGCGGCGGCGGCTGGATTGAACTCGGCCGTGAGCTGGGCGATTCTCGATGCCAGCGCATCGGATTCCTGCTTTGCCTTGCGCGTCGCCTCGGCGGTGCCGCCGAACGTGGACCTGATGACCTCGAGCCGCGCCTCGTAGCCGCCGCTGATGTTTATGCCGCGGGCGATCGCCTCGTTGAGGTCGTCGATCTCCTGCTGCAAGCGTTCGGCGGCGACGCCGGCCGTGTCGAACTTGGCGCGCAGCTCGTCGAAACGCCTGGTGTCGATGGCGGCGCCTTCACCACCGGTTTCGATCTGCTTCTGCGCTCTGAGCCTGTCGTTGGCCTGTTCAACAGCGCTGGCGAGTTCAAGCTGCCCGCGCGCCGCAATCTGCGCGGCATCGCCGATCAGGCCGAACTTCTGGTACATGCCAGTGAGCAGCTCTCCAGCCTGCGTCATCGTGATATTGCCGCGCTCGACGCCGGTCGTCAGCTGGTTCAGTGCGGAGGCGAACTTTTGCGCTGCGCCGTAGCCGTCGATGTACTGCCGGGCCAGCCGGCCGAACACGTCGCCCGACTGACTGACCTTCTGCTGCGTCTGCGTGACGGAAGCGGTGACCTCCGCGCTTGACGCGGCAATCTGCTTGTTCGCCGCCGTGATCTCGGCAGCGCCTGCCTTGTGCTTGCTGGCGTCGATTTCGGACGTGACGCGGATGGTGGAGATTTGAATTTTATCGGCCACGCTGTCCTATCTCCCCGCTCTGCGCCTTATCGCGCGCCTTGTCCGCCGCTTTGTCACGCTCGGCGACGTGCTTCAGCCACTCGGAATCGAGTGCGTCCAACAGCAAGCGAAAATAAAAATAATCCTCACCGACGATGCCGTGATCTCTCGCATACTGAGAAACGACCAAGTATGGAATCGGCCCTTGCCCACCCATAGCACCGTAATGTCGGTCGTAACGCAGAACGTTCCAAGCTTCCCAATAAAGTCCGTGCCACTGTTCCGGAACATAGTCAAAACGACCGGATGGATACGCTGCAGCTATGACCCATTCTTCGGCATTAGGTTCGTCGGCAAGAGCTTCCATCCACTCTGCACTGCCTGATGGTAAAGCTTCCCGTCTCAGGCGATCGCGGAAAGCTTCTTTGAGTTTTTTACCGTGTCCTCGACAAACTCGACATCGACATCGCTGATCTTCGCAGCGCACCATTCAACTGCGCCGACAAGATTGCGGTATTCCGGGTCGGCCAGCATCTCACCAGCCTTTTCCTTGGAATAATCGACGTCGAAACCTCTCCAACCATGCAGAATGTGCTTGTGAAACAGCTTGCCGACCTCGCTGGTCATCACATCCGGCGGGATCGGCTTGCCGCCTTTGTACTGGCGTGCGAGCCGCTGACCAAGCAAATCTCGCTCTATTCTATAGGTTGGGTGTAGAAGCGAGGAGACATTAAAAGCAACGCCCGGCCAGTCCGGGTATTCTATCCAGTCTCCTTTGGCTTCTTTATCAAGATCAGCTTTGATGCTGTTCATACGAACAACCATGTGGACAACTCCCGTCGTTCAGGAATAAAGTTGGAGGGTCGTCACTTGTTCGGGGTAACGACACACAGGCGAGACGAGGCCAGGCAAGGCACGACGAGGCGCGGCTCGGCTCGATCTCGGCTGGACCAAACGAGGCAGGCGTAAAGAGAGCGACGGCTTGTTACCGAGCCGTCGCTTTCTATCTGTGATCCGCAGAACAGGAGATCGCTGACATGCCGCTCAAAAAAGGCAAAAGCCGAAAAGTTATCTCGTCAAATATCCGACGCGAAATGAAACACGGCCGACCACAAAAACAAGCGATTGCGATCGCGCTGAGAACCGCCGGCGTTCCGCGCAAAAGAGGCGGAAAAGCAAAGAAAAAGTAGGCGACAGGACCGGCAATCCCGTCGCCCATTACTACGCAGAAACCGTCAAACTTGAGGGAGGAGGGTTCAAGGTTGACGTTTCGTCGTCTTGCCGGAACGACGTTTCTTCGGAACAACAGCCGCAGCGAGTCTCCTCGCCACGGCTGCCGCAGGCGCTTTGAGCGCCCGCTTGGGCCTGGTTCTCGCGACTACAGGAGGTGGACGCTCAAAATCGCGAGGGTCCGCAACCAGACCCTTTTCGCGCATAAATTGCACGAACTCTTCAGGGACAGGAATACTTTCCTGCCCCTTCTTGAACTTCACCGGCTCCCTGTGCTTGCCACTCGGGAATCCCAAAAAGCTGACTTTTGGGACGAAGGTCGTCGGCATCAGGTGCCGGCCGTCCGGTTGATGGTGATCGACGCGAGGTCGCTCGCGTCGTACTTGGCCATGAACGGCACCTCGAGCACGCAGGGCGCGTTGTTGCCCGGCACCGTCGGACCGCCGTCGAGCAGCTTGCAGGTCGGCAGCGACCACACTTCGGTGTTACCGGCGTTGTCGGTCAACGTGAAGCCGATGGTGACGTCGTCGTGATCGAGAATTGCAGTATACGTTGCAAGATCCTCGAACAACGCAGTAATCGTTCCAGTCGCCTCAAATCTGCCAAGTCCGTGCGCGTAAACTTCATATTGTCCAACGACGTCTATCGGATAGATATTGTTGGTTATTCTAACGGTTAACGCCTGGATTTTCGGCGGCGTGGCGACGCCGGTAAAATCCAGCGCGGCGACGTTCAGGCCAGCGTTGAGCACTTCCGTCACGGTCGGATCCGTGTAGGTCGCACCGGCCAGGATGGCGTTGGTCGGCGTCGGAGAGCCGACGCCCATGATACCCCAATCGGCGGTGACCGACTGGCGCGGGCGCAGGTTCATGTCGAGCGTGTTCCAGCGCGTGCCGCGATACCTCACGAACGTGTCAAGCGCACCCTGCTCGAAGAAAAACTCGGTCGTGGCCGCCTGCGCCAGGATACCGTTCTTGATGGCATCCGTCGCCCAATTGGAGCACAGCAGATACTCCAGCCAGGTGTGATAGGTGCCGTAGCTGTAGAGCGTCCGGATCGTGCCGGCGACACTGCGGCCGACATCGACGATGCTGGCCACGTTGCGATCCGGTCGGATCTCGTTGGGGATGTCGGTCTGCTTGGTCAGGCGCACGTCGCTGTTGAGATAGCGCATGATCTGAAAGGTCGGAGTAGCGGGAATGGTGTTGATCACCGTTTCCGTTACAGTCGCGAGTCGAGTTTGGGAGCCGTCGGCGACGGTCATGGCAGTCTCTCCTTCAGGGATGACCGGCCTAGGCCGGGGTTAAGGGCTCTCTCAGGAGCCCGGTGGGATGGCGGTGACGTCCCAGCGCCGCCAGAAGATCGTCGCGGTGAGCGCGAAATAGTCGGGGAAGTTGCGCCCGGGATCGCCGGCACCGATCGACATTTCCGGCATGACCAGCTGGCCGATCGGCTGCTCGCGAAACAGGTAGAGGAGGTCGTTGGCGATGCCGCGCGCGGTACGGCTGCCGCGTCCACTCGGCGTCATCACGTGCAGGTAAGTGACACCGTGTTCTAACCAGGCATTCGCAGCTGGAGCTCCGGTCGTTTCCTGGTCATAGGTGTCGCCGAAGATTTCGACAAAGATAAATGTAGCTGGCTCGTCAGGTAGTTCGTAGAAATCATTCTCGAAAACGACGGGCGTAGTCGTCCAGTCAGCCAATCGCGTTGCGAAAGCGTCGTAGGTAACCAGACTGGACATATCGCTAGCTGCCTATGACCACTGGTTCAATGCGACCGGTTCGCTTGGCGGTAATCATTGCCATCTCACAACGCGTTGATAACTATAGATGGATAACTAATTGGCATACCGGCCTGACGATCGCGGCGACCACCAGCAGAACGCTTCAGAATCCACGGCACGCCCGGAGCAACGCCGGACTGGATGTCGAGGAACTTGGTTTCGAATGTAAAAGCGTCCTTGAAACGACGGTTCAAGGCATTACGGGTCAGGGCAAACATACGCTCGCCAAGCGACTTATTAGCGCCTGTCTCGATCTTACGGACATATGGTTGCCGGTTGGTAACGATAACTTCGGCGTTCGGCGGTATTTGCGCATAGTCGGTGGTAAGCTGCTGATTGGCCAGCACGATGAAGGAGTTCATGAAACGGCCTGAGCGACGCGGCGACCGCTTTCGCAATTCCTCGATCGCGGTTGAAATAATAAGCGGCCAGTTTGTAAAAACATAGACGATCGGACCAGGCGCTATAACCGAAGTCTCGGCCCGGCCACGCTGGCCGTTGACGAATGTTTCGTAGTTCTGGCTTGCACCTTCACCAAGCGCCCGCGCCAGTTCCTCTTTAGCGAACTGTGCCAGAGCAGCGTTAAGCGCCGGTAATTCCAATCCTTCTGTGGCGACACGGAATTCTCGCTCGATGAATTGAAAACCAACCGACGCTGCCGCCATTGATCACCTCCAACGAAAAAGGCGACCCGCTGGGGGTCGCCTTCCGTTTCCTTGCCGGCCGTGCCGCGCCGTGCCTCGTCATGCCATATCAAGCCGAACCCAGCTTTGCCGTGCCTGCCTTACCGTGCCTTAGCCCGCCGGACCCGGTCAGATCGAGCCGGACCCAGCCTTGCCTGCCGGACCACGCCTTCTCACGCCTCGCCTACGATTAATGCCACAAATTCAACCACTTGCCACCAGATTTATCC